TCAGGCCCAGGCGGCTGCTGGCATCTACCAAGGCATCACCGGCATTGGCCGTGCTTTGGGTTCTCGTGATCCCATGCTTGCACAGGCTTCACAGTTGCGCCAGTTGGCCAGTCAGTTTGAGACAGGAACATCCGAGGGAATGGCTCAGTACGCGAGGGCTATTAAAGACATTAGCCCAGAAGCATCGCGGCAGGCTTCAATAGCTTCTCGTGAGATGTTGCAAAAAGAAGAAAATATTCTAAAAACAAGAGCAGAAACAGCATCAAAACTGCGAGAGCAAGACCCAAAGACATTGTTTATTCGTGCAAATGCGGATAAATTCACACCTGCTAGTATTCAGGCCTATGCAAATACTGGGGAATATTCTTCTTTGGTTCCTTTCACAAAGGAAGCAGAAACAACTAAGCCTCCTGCTGACTTTTTAGCACAGGCTGTTGCACTTGGTTTTGGTGAAAAGAAGAAGATTGGAGACTATACTGCGGAGCAAGTAAAAGCAATTAATTCTGCTTTATTCCAAAGAGCAAAGGACTTAAAGCCTCCGCCAGTAAGCGTTTCGATTGATAACAAGGGACAAACAGAGTTTGAGAAACAGCTTGCCAGTCTTGATGCCAAGAAAGTAACGGACGCCATCACACAACGAGAAGGCGCTATTTCTGCGCTTCGTTCGTTAGATGAAATGAGCAAACTTTCTAACGAAGGGCTTATCTCTGGTACTTTTGCAACTGGGCGTGTTGGAGCCACTAATCTTTTAGATACTCTTGGTTTATTGGGATCAGGAGACAAAGAAAAACTAGCGCGTTCTGAAAATTATGCCAAAGTATCCGGTGATGTTGTTCTTGGTACCCTTGGTGGAAAACTTGGTGCTGGTTTCTCTAACGAAGACCGTAAGTTTATTCAGGGTCTTGTTCCGCAGCTTGAAAACAGTCCGCTTGCTCGTCGGCAGCTTATTGAATTCATGCAAAAGAAATTTACTGATATTGCTAATGAAGCCACTCGTCTTGAGGACTATGCGCGTGAGAATCGCTCATTGAAGGGATTTAAGCCAAAGATTCCTCTTCCTGGTGGAGGAGGCGGTGTTTCTAGCATGTCCATAGAAGACTTGGCCCGTGCTGCTGGTGGCAGAATTGTTAACGGGCAGTTTGTGCCTGGAAGGAATTAAGAATGGCGTCTAAAGAAGAAGCACTGGAAGAACTCAAAAAGCGTGGCGTTGTTTTATCAACTGAATCTATTTTAGAGGATAAGGGCACCACGCTTGAAGAGTTTACTAAATTTGGCGAAAGTTTACTGAAAGGATCGGCACGAGGGTTTGTTAACATCTTGGGCGGATGGGGAAATCTATATGATTACCTAAAGAAGAGTAATGATCCAAGTGCTTTTTCTTCTGCCGGGATTAGCCGAGCGATCCGAGATTTAACTGGTGTTGATATTCAGCAGATCAGAGGGTATCGCGGAACTGGTGAATTTGGTGAGGCAGGCGCACCGGCAGCAGCATTAAGTGCCCTAGGTTTACCAGGATTGTTCAGGCCTACTCCAATGGGTCTTGCAAAAGAAGCAACTGTTGCAGGAACAACTGGAGTATTGGCCCCCGCACTAGCCCCTGACAGCCCGTTGGCTCAATTTGCTATTCAATCGACTCCGTATGCGTTGAAAGGATCATTAACTAGCGCAAGGTCAATGATCAACCGGCCAGAAGGACAAGTGCCAACCAATCTTGACGAATTGCTGCGAGTTGGTCGCATGACTCCAGGAGAAGCGACAGGCTCTCGTCCACAGTTAGCCACAGAAGCTAGAACAGAAGTATCTACACGAATCGGAGAAGCTGGAAATATTTTTCGTATTGCTCAGACAGAAGATGTCAACAAGTTTTTAACGGCTGTTTTTAATCGCGCATCTTCGCAAGCTGTTAGTCCGGATATTGCAGCAACTTCTGCAATCACGGCTTTTAACAACTACGGGAAGGCTCTTTCCTCTAAGTTAAAGACGGACTCCGCAAGAGACTTTGCTGCTGCTAGGTCTGCTAAAGGAACAGTTGATACGACACCTGTTTTAACAGCGATTGACGACTGGGCCGCACGGATTCCTCCGGAAACACCTGGGTTTGAAGCGATTAAGACTGCAATTGCTCGTATCAAAGACGAGTATTTAATTCCTGCTCAACCGGCAACGGTAACACCTTCGGCTATTCTTGGCCCTACAGGACAGCCAGCAACTGTTAAGATCACTCCTGCAACCCCTGCTGCTGTTCAAGAAATCAGCATTGATAGACTACAAAAGAATCTATCTGCATGGGGTGAAGCAGTATATTCTGGAAAAGCAGACTTTGGCAAAGGAAACATCTTTGAAGGCGTGGCCCCTGGACAGGTCAAAGGTGCTGCCCTTAGCATTCTCCGTGGTTTTAGGGAGTCTTTAGATCAAGCCATCGCTCAAGGAGTGCCGGGAGCAGATAAGCTGAAAGCAGCGAGAGACAACTTTAAGAACAATCTTAACAGGATTGAGGAATATTCGAACTATCCTTTAGTTCGTTATTTTGATGTTCCTACAGCTTCAGCACTGACCCCTGAAGATGTGATTGATAAACTAGCCAAGGCAAAGCCCTCTGAGAGACTTTTACTTGCTGATGTTTTAAGGAATCACCCAGACGCAAATGCAATCTTTGATACTGTGCGTCGATCACAGTTTGAAACGATTCTTAATAAGGCAAGAACTGCTGCTGCGGCTGCTCCGGAAGGATCGCCTAATATTGATACTAAAGTTCTGTTAAAAGAACTGAATAACAAGCAAGGCGATTTTAATTATCTTTTTCCCGATCCCACCACGAGGGCAGACGCTGTTCTTGCTATCCAGTGGCTTCAAAAGACAGCTAAAACTGCCAGGGAAACCGATGGCGGCATTGGAGGTAATGTCTATGGAACCACTCGTGGTATTGGCGGTACTGCACAGCAGGGCCTTATTCTTAGGGAATTAAGTTCTGTTGCTGATGTTATCCTTCGTGATCCTAAGGCAGCGGCTGCTGTTATCTTTGATCAGGACACTGTTCGTAAGATGGCAGAGGCACAGCGTCGCGGAAAGATCGGTAATGCGGCTGACTTGCTTCAAAGCATTGGAAAGGCCACTGCTGTTCAAGCTGTACGGGCAGGGCCTCGGATGGATACTGGAGGAGTTGTGGACACTTCTGAACCACAACCGCCACAGAAAACCGAGGAAGAAATTACCCAAGAACAGGCTTTGGAAGAACTCCGTAAGCGTGGTCTGTTAGGAGAGCAGTAATGTTTGAAATGCTAGGAGGCGGTCTTCTAGGTAGTATCTTCGGTGGCCTGTTCCGGCTGGCCCCGGAGGTACTGAAGTGGCTTGACCGCAAAGATGAACGAAGCCACGAACTGAAGATGTTCTCTCTTCAGACTGACCTAGAGAAGATGCGTGGTGAGTACCGCATGGAAGAAAGGTACATCGACTACGGCATCCATCAAGTAAACGCTATCGGAGAAGCATTCAAGCAGCAAGCCGAAGCCGACAAGAAGGCTTACAAGTGGGTTGCTTCTATCTCTGCTCTGGTTCGTCCCGGTATCACTTGGTTGCTCTTCGGTCTATATACGGCTGTCAAGATCGTCACCATCATGTATGCTGTCAATAGTGGTTTACCCGCTATCCAAGTCATGCAAGAAATCTGGACTGCTGATGACTTCAGTATGCTGATGATGATTCTGACGTTCTGGTTCCTTGGTCGGAGCATTGAGAAACGTGAACCTAAGAACTAAGTGAGTAAATATGGCTAACTTATTCAATCCCAGCGAAGTATACAATCTCTTAGCTGAACAAGGACTTCTTCCTAGATGGATTCAAAGAAGGCCGTATTCAGATGCTTCTGGAGAATATGATACAGTAGAGAACACTGTCATTGCCAGAAAGCCACAGTCGGAGACTCAACGGGCAACGCTTGCACATGAAATGTCGCATGCTGTTCAATACCGTCTTCTCTTCAATGCTGCATCAGAGATAGCTAAGAAGATTATGGAAGGGGAAAAGGTTACTAAAGAAGAACGACAGTTCTTAGACACAGCAAATAAAACATTTGCTAGTAACTTTGGGCCAATCGGATCGCTTAGACAGCAAAAGCAAGCAGTAGAGGCTGGAAAGCAGACATTAGAAGGAACTCTTGCTAGGCTTTATCCTGAAAATAAGAAAGACGAATACTATTATTACAGGACAACCCCTAGAGAACTACAAGCCTTTGGTATAGGAAGATCATCAGTCAGCGATCCGCAACAACGTATATGGATGAGTAAAGTACCTCAGAATGTACATCTAGATCCTTCTTTTGCTACTGAGTTTTCTATCTTAATGGAACAGTTCAAAGGTCTTCCAAGTCAATTAAAAGAGAATATTTCTAATCGTTCTAAGCAGTATTTAGAAGGAGAAAGAAAAAATACTCGTTACAAAGAAGACAAATTTGTAGATGTTTTTGAAGACCCGTTTAAGCCCGGACTTAAATGAACCCCGCAATTGAACTATGTAAGAATGTTCTAGTCAAGCCCTTTGAAGGATGCGCTAAGGTTCTGCCTGACGGTAGGGTCAAAGCGTATCCTGATCCGGGCACAGGCGGACACCCATGGACTATCGGCTATGGCTCTACTGGCCCTGACATCAATCCAGACACAATCTGGACTATGGAGCAGTGCGAGAAGGGCTTAGACGAGCACATGGAGTACTTCTATGTGGGCGTGATGAAGCTCTGC